ATTTTTAAAGGTTAGATTTAAACATTAGGCTATCTCATCATACATAGTAGAGATAGCCCATAAATTAGATGTGATGTTGCTACCATCTAAAATTGTAACTCTCACCACTCCAGTTGCCCCATAGGCTGTACCTATAATTACTGGTTTTAGATTATTAGAACCCACGTCCGTATAACCTAACCACACTCCGTTCATTTGGCTAAAACCATTTGTGTCAATTTGAGTTGAAATTCTATTAATTATTTCAAAATAAAATGTTTTATTTGGTTCATCATAAGATTTATTTGCTACCATTGTAATTTTATGCCTATGCAATTCAGTAGTCTTTTTTACATATCTTTCATCAGCAGAGAAATAAGGCACGTATGGTTCGGCAGTCGAACCTTTATTCAACATAATATCACCACTACAATTTGCACTATTATTAGGTGCTGGAGCATAAATATCAAATTGCAACCTTTTTTCTTCGTTTATAGTAAATGTAGTTGACGTATTTTCATTTAAACGAACACCAATATAAAAACTCCAATCAGTAGTGTGTACAGATAATCCATAATTAGCAGAACTAGAGTCAACAACGTTTTGCGTTGATAATGTATATGTACCAGGTTGTAAAGTTATATAGCCAATTCCCCTAATAAACTCACTTTTTGTATTTGTACCACTAATTACATAATGTTGAGAACTATTAATATTAATATTTAAGCCGTAATCGGTACCATTGTATGCTAAATTATATAAGTTATCACTTACCAAGTTTCCGTTAGTATCGACATCAAAACGCTTGATTTTATTCAACTCGGTGTCGACTTCGGTCTTATTATAGTAATTTGCAAGTGTAGGAATATCTTTAACAAAAGCAAGTTTTTCCCAGTTGTCTCTATCATCGTTATAACCCGTTCTAACATAAATATGCGCCCAATCAGTTCCGTGATGAGGAGCATATAATTCAAATCTTCCATTGGGTTGTGCAAATGAAACATAAGTTCCCCATTGATAAGCACCACTTAATCCACTAGGATTTGTACCCTCAATTTGGCAAGTTCCAAAGCCATAGCCATTATCATTATCTGCCAAGTTCCCTTTCACTAATGAATTGTCAACTTTATTTTTTAATGCAGTTGTAAAGGCTTCTTCAGTTGCATTAAGTACATCTATATTACTATGACTATGCTTTTTTGAAACAGCGTCAGCCAAATCGACTTCGGTTTGTGTGTAAGTGTCTAATAATCCCTTGTTTGTGTGTGTGTGTCTAGCGTTTGTGTTGTCGTCAACGGCATTTTTATATGCGTCAGTGAAATCGTTTGTTGACAAGTCTTTGTCAGGGTCTTTGTCAACCTTATTATCGTAAAGCCATAAAGTGTTTTGGTATGGCACATTGAACATATTAGGTGTTAAAACGCTTGATGTTGTATAGTTAGTATTGTTATTAAAACTTTCTCCGTTTGTGAATATTCTACTCCACGCCATAATATATCTCCTTTCTTACTAGATTTTAATTTCTTGGCATTTTAATATAAGTTTTGGCGCACCATCATAGGTAATTTGTCGACTTAAAACCCTATAAGGGACAACATTATTAAATCTATCTTTAAACTCGCTTTCTTCGTTTTTGCCATTGATTTGAATTACGTTGCCGACTTTGATAAATTGCCCTAGCGCCCACTTCTTTTGAATTGTGCCACTTTCGTTTTTAAAGTTAGAAAAAAAGCAACTAACTTCGCAATCTCTAACTCCGTGCAACGAATAATCTTCAAGTATGTTTTGCTTGATTAAAGTTTTCATTGTACTAGATTGAGAGGCACGATTGCTATAATAAGCCCCAGCCTCTAATATCTCATTTGTAGAAATAATTACGTTGTTACTTGCCATTTTTTTGCCTTCTTTCTACTTTATTATAACATTGTCATAAGCATTTGCAACTAAAATTGTTGACACGATTTCATCAAATTGGTCGCCGTATTTTACAATTAAGCGATTGTCAATTTCATCTTGCGTTGCTTTTGGTCGTGCGCTAATAAATGAAAGAATGTTGTTTTCATCGTAATAGCAATATAATTGTGCCACTACGCATATTTTATTAAGCCTACTTGAAAAACTTTCTTCTCCAAAACTAAATGCTGGAATAATGATGTTTTGCAAATAGTTGTTTAGATATACTTCAGTTTGTGCAACTTCGGCGTTTTCATTATTGTTGCCAATAACGATTTTTTGCGTTGCCATTTTTTGTAATACATTATAACTTTCTCTTGGTATATATGTATCTAATAAATCGAATAATACATCATATAAGGTAGTTTGTGAAGTGTACGCTGTTGGCTCGCATATCAAATCGTTCCAAGTTGAAATTACATCGGTCAAACTCGCTTTAAAGGTTTTATCATTATTGTAATATGGTGTTTGGCTTACAATATGGTGTGCCACTTCGCCGTTAAACATTTCTATTTTGACTTTAAATGTGTTTAAATTGAAATAGCCCATTTTCGCATAGTTCCATAATAGACTTGTGCCTTTTGCATTAGTTTTATCATAAATCTCAAGATTGCCGACATTTGCGATACAGCCGTAGTTGATTGTCGTAATATCGTGTGTCCCTTCAATAGTTGAGTTTATATCAATTACATCACTATCTTTAAATACTTCGTATGATGGTAAATATTCAAAGAATGTTAAGCACATAGGGTAATTAGGTCTTTCCCAATCGGTAAACTCGAGTGTTTGCTCGACATTATTAGCGCCTAAAAGCCCATCTATAATGTAAGGGTCGCCCGAAGTGTTTTCATACTCCGTTGTTTCCCCAGCGTATGTGTGAATGTATTTATGTGGGTATTGCCCAGCAACTCTATCAAATACAATACCACAATGTCCTAAAGTTTCCCCTTTAATAGTTAGCACAACCGAGTTTTGCCCGTTTTCGCCACTTAACCCCCACATATAGCCGTTATAACCTTGCTCGTTTACTAATTGCCCTTCATAAGAGCCGATAGTATTTATTCCGTTCATTGCGATAACTTCAAAGCCGTTGTTTATTTCTTCTTCGACAATGCCATCTACAACTTTAATTTCACTCTTATTCGCATTTCGTGAAGCGTTATTGTTTGGAACGGAAGTTTTTATATATTCAAGTTTTCCCCCACCTTCTGCGAAGTCTAATAATACTTTAACTCTCATAATTAATCACTCCATATTGCATAAAGTTGCATTGAGTTTGTTGCTGTAATGCTTTGGTTCGCAAGATATGAAAAGCCCGTTCCGTTTGGCATTGTGTTCCACTCTACAAAGTGCTTGCCAGTATATGTCATATCGGTATAGCCACGAATATTAATTTGTTCGCCAAAATCGGCTGTTTGACTTTCTACACTGCCACTCGCTCCGTTTGTGTCATAATCAATAGTGATTTGCTCGTAAACATCTTCGCTACTTCTATTTGTTGCAACCATTTTAATTGTTACATCTCGCATACCTACAAGGTTTTCACCAAAAGAATAAATTGTCTTTCTTTCATTGTTTGTGATTGCCATTTCGAGTGTGTGGCGCTTCATATCGTCAACGTAGAAAGCGTCAACGATTATGTGTCTTTCGTGCAACATCTTTTGCAAAATCACGAAATGCTCAAAGTTGATTATAGGGAACTTGATTTCGAGTTGTCGAACAACGCCAAGTCTAATTTGGTCGATATTCTTCAATTTAAAGTCGTTTGAACGAGTTAGTGAAGCACCCCATAATGTTTCAGCCCAACCTAATGGACTTTTGTTTGAAATGTTTTTGAATGGGTAGTTTACATAGCCACCACCAGTAACAAAAATGATATTCAACCCATTTTCGCCAACATAATCAGCATACTTTCCCGATGGGACAATGGTTGATGTTGCGATTTCGATGTTTGTTGCAAGTTGATAAATGAATGGTTTGCCTTTTAATGCGTTTCCAATTAAAGTCAAGCCTTCTTGGGCTGTTGTAATTGTGTCATTACGGAAATAAAAGCATACATTTCCATCATCGTCAACGAACATACAACTAATGTAATTTTCGTAATTTTGTTTTAAAACACATTTGATGTATGGGTGTCTTAAAGTGATGTTGTTCGCTTCATATTTTGCATTTCCGTTAAGGTCATACTTGATTAAATGCGAATTGACAATTGTTATGTTTACAAGCGATAAATCATCTTTTAATTTTTGCCTACACATCAACACGACTTTTTTTGTGTTTGTATTTATATCATTTTTGATAAAAGGGGAAAGTTTAAGGTTAATATCATACTCGTTGATATGCGAACTTCCACCTAAAGTTGTTAGATATGCTTGAACTTCATCAATACATAATCTAGTATCAAGTGTATTTGTTAAATCTTCCATAAACTTTTCTCCCTTCTTATTTTAATCCAAGTAATGGGTTTGTTCTATTAAGTGATTGCTTTAAGCCTTTTGAACTTCCAACTTTAGCGCCTACTCTTTCGTTGTCTAAATAGATGTTGCCACCTTCTTTAATTGCGTCAATAACACCACTTTGTGTAATGCCGTTTACTACGGCTTCAGTGAATTGTGCAATATTCATAACGCCAGTTTGACCACTGCCAAGATTTGCTACTAATTCAGCACCACTTTCGCCAGCGACAAACATTGAGCCAGCGTTAACCATACCACCATTTGCTAGGTATGGTATTTGCCAATCGGCTTTCCAAGTGATTTTAGGAATTGATGGAATACCAGCCCAATCCCATACTTTACTCAAGGCTTGTGTAGTACCATTAATTGCTTCTAAAAATCCATTAACAATGCCTTCAATAATACCTATTGCCAAGTTTGCAACACTTATAAGCATATTCTTAAATGCCTTGCCCAAGCCGTCCCAGTTTCCATTTAAAACTCCGTCCATTAACTTTGACATAAACTCTAACGTATATGCAATATTATCAATGATTGGAGATAGCACACGTTTTAGAATATCAATCATACCCATTGTGCCTTCAGTTAAAGCGTCAAGAATACGACCAAAGCCTTTCATTATATTAAATGCACCACCGAGTTCGTTATTTACTCCGTCTTTTAATGCTGGTAATAAAATATCAGTGATTGGCGAAATTATTTCATCAATAAACTCTAATATTGTTTCAATTATTTTAACTATTGGTGTTAAGACAGATACAAGTATCTTTGTTAATATAGCCATTGTATCATTTACTAATAAACTTACAATAGGTGTAACTAAATCAAATATACTATTTACAATCTTGAAAATTGGGTCTAAACAATCGTTAATAATTGTTAATAATGTTGGTAATAAAGTATCGATGATTGGCTTAATAATAGGGTCGATAACACTTAATACTAAATTAAGTGTTTGACCTACTACATCAAAGATATTTGTTAAAAATCTCATAATTTGTGTTAATGATGGTATGAGGTATTGAATAATGTTGCCGATAAATGTAAAAATTGGTTTTAGCATTTCAAAAATCGACATTACGAAGTTTTTAATACCTTTAACAATATCTTGTAAGGCTTGTGTTTTTTCAGTTACTGCACCGACCTTTTCTTCATCAAACATATCGTATGCCGATGATGATAAAGCATTAAATGTATCGAAACTTGCACGACCACCAGCGCTTGCTTGGTAGTCAGCCATATAATCGGCACTTATCTTTGTGTATTTAGATAAGCCTTTCATTTGTGCAACGCTTTCACTTATAAAGTTTGCAACCTTGACAAATCCTTGTGCGATTTGCTCTACTATCGGCACGAACGCTTCAAGTATTGGCATTATTATCATACCTAACGAGTTACCTATATTTGTAAGCGATGTCTTTAATCTCGACATTGTTTCATTTGCACTCTTATCGACTAAACCGAAGTTTTTTACACCATTGCCAATAAGTTTTGCAATTTCTCTAATAATTTTTCTCATTGCCATTAATGAGGCGACCAAGAAAAATCTTCTACCGAGCAATTTTAATGGCTTAAAAATCTTCTTATTAAGTATGCCACCGATTTTTCCAAGAACCGATTTCGTTTTCATAAGTGTGCCAACTTCGCCACTTATATCTTCTCTTGGGATTGTTGGTGTATTCGCTTTTACTTTTTTCGCTTGGTCTATGGCACTTTGTGGAATAATGCTCTTGGATTTAATTGCACTATTTCCAAGTTCATTTGCAAGCATTTGTTGAAGTTTTGCGTTTTCTTGAGTTTTATCTAAACTTTGCTTTAAAAGACCACCTAAAGTGTTTTTTGGTTCTTCTTCAACTTTTTGCTGAACGGGTGCTTTGATTTCACTTGCTTTCGATTTTGCTAGGGCTTTGTCACCGATTTTTTGCGCATTTCTAATTGCTTGGAAACCGATTGTTAGTTTAGACAATTTTTCTAATTTGTTAATTAAACTTAAAGGTAGGGCATTGTTTAAGTTTTCGAGAGATTTCGCAAAAGTGTCAATGTTCTTCGCTTGTCTTGGTGTTGCGCCTTTAACTTCAATCTCAAGAGATAATTTATCAATTTCAGTTTCAGCCATTTTGCTCTCCCTTCCTATTTATTGCCACTAATTCGTTTAAACATATTGAATATCGCCTTTTGTGCTATTTCTTTCTTCTCTATGCTTACTTCTTGTGGCTCTTGTTTTTCAACTTCATCTTTAAATGGCATTTCGGGGTATTGAGGTAGTTTGTTCGCAACTTCTTTTGTTGCAAGCCCAGCAACGATGATACTGCTTTGAAGTGCCATTTTTACATACGCTCCTTGAAGCCACGCTAATTGTTGTTGGTCTTTCATTCGTTGATTAAACGCCTCGAAGTCAATTTGCAAGTCTTTAGGTGTTAATCCCCAAAACTCGCTTCTTGACCCCCCTATTCTCAAAAATGGGAGTAGCCATTCGTGATTAATCCAGTCAAGCATACTCCCATTGTAATCTTTTAATGTTTTTTGCCTACGAGTAGTATTTTCTTGAACTTCGCCATTATTAAGTTCTACTATTGTAGGCTTTTGAAAAAATCGCTTTGTTCGAGTGTAGACATAATTAAGTAAAGTTTTTGAAGCCCTTTTGCACCAGTTTTGTTTAAGTGTTGTTGGATTTCATCTCCAGCCTTTGCACTTGACATTCCAGTGTGATAAGCGATAATTGCTCTTAAATTAACAAAAGTGCTAACGTTATCGCTTTCTTCCTTTTGGAATACAAAGCCTAATTGTTCAAGTCTTACCATTGCGTTAAAGTCATACTTTTTAATTTTGTAGTCCTTTCCGTTTAATTTAAAACTTGTCATTTTTGAAGCCTTTTCAGTTACTTCTTCTAATTCTTCATCACTTAAATTGTCTAAATCAATTTCTTCAAGATTTTCAATTTCTACCATTTTGGTTTTTTCCTTTCCGTACTTCGTACTTTATTATTTTTCCTTATGCAACGTATGTTGGGTCAGTATCGTATTTTGGTTCGCCTAATGGAACACATCTACAAGTGATTTCAATTGGGGAGTTAACATCAACTGATGGCATACCTAATGTGATTGGCTTTACTGGAATATAGATTGACTTTGATAAGCCTTCAATATCAACGCAAATCCAAACTGGTGTTTCAGCACTATAACTTGAAACCATTGTTTCCCAGCCATCATACATTGCTTGTGATAATACTGCTGTAAACTCGATTGTATCGGGCATTTCTTTTAATAAGTCGACCTTTGTTGTATATTCTTTGTTTTCAAAAGTTGTTGCGTCGGCTGTATTAGGTGCTGGGTTCATATCGGGAATTGATTTTAAACCGATAAGTTTTGTATATGCTGTTGATGGTTTTGTTACTAAATCAGTACCAACATTGTAAGATACAACAGCACCAATAGATGTTAGTGGAATATTTGATGATTGTGGCATACTTCTAATCTCCTTTCTTATTCATAGATTTTTGTGTATGGGTTTGTCATATTCACTTCAACCCTAATAGCGATATAATATAGTTCGTTATTAACCATTGAAGGTGGTGTAGAGTTGACTACTCTTGCACTTATTACATTTTCATTATAATTTTTAAATATTTTAAATGCAAATATATTTTGGATTTCTTCAGCCATAGCATATAAACGGCTAATCGCTGATTTGTTAGATTTTTGCGTTGCATAAGCGTAAACGATAAACGAAATGGTTGTTGCGTGTGATTGGTCAAAACTTGCGACTTGATAGTTTGGCGATACGTTTGGAAGGTAAAATCTATATGTTCCGTCTTTTACATTCTTACCAAAGTTCTCAAGGTAAGCGTCCTTACATTCTTTGCCAGTTCGCTCCGTAATATACTTTTTTAAGTCTTTTGCAATTTCTTCGATATTCATAATTTATTAGTTCCCTTCCATTTTCCTTGTAAGCACATCTTTAACAATAGGCTTGATTTCATCACGAAGATTTAATGTTGCCGTATAAAAGTATGCTTTTGGGTATTGACCCGAAATTGGATTTTCTCTTATACCTTGATAGAAAGCATAATTGTATTGCCAACCCTTTGTATGTTGTGTAGTGCCGTAAGATGTAAATGTAATAGTTTTTGTTGGTAATGTTGGGTATGACCCACTAGCACCTAACGTACCAGTACCAAACTCGATAAAGCCGATAATTGGTTTTGGCCTTGTATCTCTAACATAAACCTTTACTGCGTTATCTTCCTTGCCTACAACTTTTTCTTTGCCGAACTCTAGCATATCGACACTAGCGAACGCTTCTTCAATTTCGTTTTGTGCTTTATTTCCTAAAAGTGTTGTGAGTTCTTGATTAAACTCTTTAGTCCCAATTTCTTTTGCCCTTTTGACACGATACATATATCGTCTTAAAGGTGCTTTACTCATTGACATAATCGCCTAGACCTTCAATTTTAAATTGGATTTTTAAGTTAGGATTAATGACACTTACGATTTGTGCGTTTGCATTATCGCCATACGCTTCTTCTCCCGTTGGTTTTGCACCATTTAGGTATAATTTATCGCCAACGTGGAAAACGTTGCTGTAACGCTTTAAATTAGCCATTCCCGTCCATTTTCGCTTATTTGCATTGTCGTAATGTGTTAACGGATTTGTGTTTGACACTTCCATAATGGTCAAATCGTTTAATTTTAGTTTTAATTCGATAGGCTCTTTATAATGCTTGACATCATCTTCATCAATTCTATCGAGTTGTGCAAGATAAATGCTATCGCCTATTTTCATAATCCTACCCTTGCTTGTGGCTTAATAAGACTTCTCAAGCCATTTGTAATTGCCGTTTGACCGATTGTGTATGATAATCCGTTTTCGTGATATGCTGTATAACTTGAAATGCCGTTTAACTCTACGATTTCAGTCATTCGCATACCAATCCAGTTTGCACTATAATAATCGTTTTCGGGAATGTCTTGAAGATTGTTGTAGGGGTATTTTAATAGCAAATAGTTGAACTTTGCAATCTCGTAAATATCTTCGACTTCTTGATTTGTAAAGTAATCATACTTTCTTTTAAATCGAGCCTTCGCTTCTTCAACGAGAGTTGCTACCGATTTTTCTTCGTTTGCCATAATTTCTCCTTTCTTTTAAAAAAGGGCGATGGCTTTTAACCACCACCCTTATTATTAGATTTTTTACCCTAAATTATTTTGAGATAATTCTTGCAATAGCGATTGCTTTAATTGGGTAATATGAAGGATTTGTTGCGTCGTTATCACTTGCAAGTTTCCAAGATGTTGCACTTTCTAATTGTGCATTTGTTGGAGAAACTGGGATTGATGATGGAGCAAATGAAATACCAACTGGAGCAAGTAAAACTCTTTCTCTACCATATAATGTTGTTTGACCACCATTCTTTCCTGCTTCTCTTTCTGCTTCAAATGGAACTTTTGCACCGACATCAGCGAACTCGATTGCGCCTTTACCTAATACATAAGTTGTGTATGTATCGTTTGAAACACCAGTAACTGGTACTTGGTCAGTAACGATTACTAATCTACCATTCCAAGCATATAAGTTAACTTGTTTTTGTAAGCCGTTTGCGTCATTGTAAACGAAATATGTAATTAACTGCTTGTTTTCAAGTTGTGTAGCAACTGCCGAGTGCATAATTGCCATTGCGAACTTGTCTTTGTTGTCGCCTAATGCTTTTTGACATACATCATTTAATGTTGTTGCTGAAATGTGTGGGTCAGTTTCAGCACTTAAATCTAATGTGTGGTCAGTTACAAAATTAGCCATTGAAGTATCAGTTGAAGCAAAGATACCTTTTAAGATTGAAAGTAATAAACCTTCGTTGATGTGATTGAAATATTTTGCTACTTCACTTGCTGTTGCTTTGAAATCGACACCACCAGTTAAATCACTAGACATATCTTTTTCAGTCCAGCCGTGCGCTCTACCTACAACGATTTTGCCTTGTGAATAAGTTTTTCTCTTATCACTTGTAATGTCTGTGCTACCATCGTAGTTGTCTGCTGTGCCGTCTAATTCAGCCATCATTGGTTCAGTGATATAGTTACCACCTACACCATCTTTTAATCTTTCTTTTAAGTCATTTCTAACTTTTAATGCGCCCGATTTTAAAATTGCGTCTTTCTTTAAATCTGGGACTTTGTTAACGTACTTGCCGAAAACTTCAGCGTTCCATTGTTTGAAATCAAATGTTGCCATACTTTAATTTTTTCCTTTCTCTATAATTCTTCTAGCAATTTTTTGTAAAGGACTGGATTTTCTTCTTTAAGTTTATTCCATTCAGCGCCATTCATTGTTTGAACGTTATATTTTTTGTCATCAACTGAACCTTGTGGAGAAATGGTTTTTGAAAGTCCTTTTAATTTGACTTGTTCTTCATACGCCTTTTGTCTATTTGCCATAATTTTTGCAAATGTTCCAGCGTTTTCGCCTTCTTCTTCAAGTAACTTAATTTCTTCGTTTGAATACCCAGCACTTACATAACTATCTTTGCGTTTAAATGTTGCGAGTTCTTCTTCAATCGCCTTAACTCTTGCTTGTTCTTGCTGTCTTGCAAGTTTGTCCTTTTCTTCTTGGCTTAACCTTGCATAGTTTTCATCTTTGTATTTTTTGTTTTCGACACAAAGTTCGTCAATGCGATTTTTTTGGTTAGCATTTTCTTTGCTCATTTGAGCGTTCTTTGCGACTTCGGCTTCATATAACGCTTTATAGTCTTTTTCGTTTCCCTTGTTTGCGTCATCTTGACTAGGATTTGGGTTTCCTTTAATGTCTTTTTCTTCCATATTTTATGGTTCTCCTTGCGATATTTTGTGCTAGGCACTACGCTTTCTCTAGCGTTTACTTGCGATATTTGGGGCGCTTTCTCTAGCGCATATTTCTAAAGGGCTACTTTATTCGCTCTTTTTAATATCTAATTGTCCTTTTTGGTTAATGCCTTTTTCTTCACTAGCCTTTTTTTGTTCTTCACGTTTTTGCTCGGCATAATCTTTGTCGCCTTGCTCTCCGTTTTGAACTTGTGATTGTTTCTCTTTTTCAAGTGCCAATTCTTTAACTTTCTTTTCAAAAGTCTTTTCATCTAACTCGTTAATATGGTCTTGCCATTTTTTAGCGTCCGTACTTGGGTCGTTTGATAATCTTGTAATTTTTAAGATTAATTCGAGTGGCATATTGATATTGTATAAGTTAGTTGCACTTTGGCATTTACTCAAGATGTTATCGCTCATTGATAACTTGTAAGAGATGTCAATAAGATTAGAGTTGACATTTGTAAACTCGTTATCTAATACTATTTTACAAACTTTAATTAAACATTTCAAGATAGAATAATCAGTTTTTTGCATACCAATAATTCTACCATTCATTTTAATTTCAGCGTTTTCCCAACCACCACTTGTTCTTTGGGCTGTTCCAGTAATGCCCGAAGATGAGTTAGAAGTTGAAATTGGTACACCAGCAATTTCGTAAGAAGCGTTTTTAACATCTTGCTTTAAAATGTTGACATCGGCTTGATTATACTTGACTTCAAGTGTGTAAACTTTGCCATTAGTACCTTCCATACCAGTCGATGAAACTTGAATTGCGCCATTTCTAATTAAATCATCAAGGCTTGTTTCATCATCAAATGATACATTTTCAAATACCCAAACTTGGTTTACATTATCATAAATTGCGTCGCCACCATTACTATCGATAAGGTTGATTAAATCATACAAACCTTTGTTTGTTTCAATAATACCTACACGTTCTTTGTTGTATGTTTTTTCAACGATTGGTAGCATACCTAACACATTATCAACTTTGTTAAAAGATGTTGTGTTTAAGTTAAGTGGAACGTAAGTAATAACTTCGTCTTTGTCTTTTCTCTTTTCAACGTTAGTTTCATATATGCCGTCTTTTGTATAAATAGTCATTGCATAAAGACCAAGTACTACAGCGTTGTCTTGTGCTTGAGTGATAGGGTCGCTTAATTGAACAATGTTAACAGCAAATAATGGTTCTTCCTTAACATAACTTGAATAAACAACAAAATTATATCGTGGGTCGAGATGTGTTATTTCAAATGGAGATGTTTCGCCATTTTTAACTTCATCTTTAATTTTGTATTTGCCATCTTCTTTTTCTACAATTGCCGAGTTGACATTTTGATATGAAACGCCAACCCCTAATTTAAACATATCTTTTGCGACTTCTCTTTGTTCAGTATAGAAACCACTATCATTCAAATAGCCTTCCATTTTAAACAATTTTTCTACTGGAAGTTTATCAAGGTCTTTTGATGAAAACTTTAATTTTTCTCCCATAAGATAATCGGTTAAAAAGTCAACTTGCGCTTGAGCGTGGTTTTCAACGATTTTATTGTTACTAATTTCTCTTTCGTTGTCGACTTTAAACTTTCTTTCTTTTTCTAAAATCTTTTGCACGCCATCGTAGTAATCGATATAAGTTTGTTCGAATGTAGCGTTAATAAAGTGAACTGACAAAATATCGGTTAAATATTTATTAACGACTTCAATAACTTGCTCATCGGTTTTAAAATCGCTTTCTTTAACTGGGATTTTAATTTTCTTTATATTTGCCATTAACTTCTCCCTTCTCAATGTCAAACTTAATCCATCTTTGACATTTGTTACACCATACTTCATTTTGTGCTTTGCTTAATGGTATATCGAACTTTATCTCGCTTGCACTCTTAATTTTTAACTTTGTTTTACATATAGGGCAATTAACAATTTTGTATTTCATACATTTTCCCTTTCAATATTTTACTCATTTTTAGAATAAATCTACTTTTCAACTTTGTCAATTATCTTGAGGCAAAATTAAGACCTTTCCCTTACAATAACGCTAATTCTTGCTCTTGGCGATACGTTTACAACATATTTTTTAACATATTGAGCCAAACTATCGGGAGCGTCATCGTGCTTCATCTTGACTTCAAACGAATAAGAAGTAAACCATTTCATAAATTGACCCATTTGTGAGCCATTAGCGAAAACGCCTCTTGCTGGGAACACCATATTATTGACAATCGCTGGAGATTGATTTGCAATCTTGTCGTCCTTGTTTTCGGTTGAATAGTGTTCGGTTGTTTCGCAAAATGTAATGCCTCGCTCGTTCATTGTTTTGTCTAGCAATGGCTTAAATGATGTTGATGTGTTGTTTTCAATATCGAACTTAACGATGTGATGTTTGATAATTTTTTCAATCATTTCATTGAGTAAATCTTCAGTTCGCTTTTGTTGATAAATGACATCTACCAAGTAATGCTTGCCTTCAATTTTTCTACAAATTGGCATTGAAACGAAGTCCTTACCTTTTCTTGCTGGGTCGAGTTCGCAATAACAAGCAAAATCTTCACTTCTTGGTGGCAACTCATAATAAGTTTCGAGATTTTCATAAGCAAATGGGCAACCTTCAAGTGGGTGTGGCTCTTGTTGGTCGATAGCGTCAAATAACTCTGGGTCATCTTCCATATCTTTAATTGCTTCTGCAAGCGAATATTTATGTGGGAATGTGATTTCTCCACCTTCTTTTTCGCTAAAATCAATTTTTGGAACTTTAACAAATATTGTACTCGTTTTCTCGTTTATAGATGTAAACTTGTTTTCCTTTGTTACAAGTGCCATATCAGCACCTAATCTATCGTTTTGATATGAAATAAAATCTTCGACCATACGAGTTGTACCCGAAAATATTTCAAAGCACTGGCTATCATCGTATTTTCTCTTGTGCCATTCAGTTTTCCATTTGTTGATGTCTTTAACGTGTAAGTCAACGTTAGAAGCCTTTGTTGGGTCGGTAATATCATCAAAGAAATGATACTTGGAACGGCTACCATTTACGGTCGTTTCCTTGTTTGCAATTAAAATGTTTGCTTGTTTGATACTTCCGTTGATTTTTAATTTGGTAACACCGTTTTTACCACCGACTTGTTTAATTTTAAAGACTTTATCTTCTTCGCTGTTAAATTGTTCATAGTATTTAAAGACTTTTGCATAACGCTTTTTACATAGCAATTCAACAATCGCTGTACTACAATTGGTTGTTTGGTCGGGAGAGCCACATATTTTTAATATATCAGCATTGATGTCATAGCCTAGAATAAAGCCCATAGTCAATGTGTTACTATAAGATTTTCCATAACCAGTAGGGCAACGCTCAACGATATTCTTAATAGTGCCATCGAGTATCATTTTGTTCGCATAATACCAAAATCCGTGAAAACAATTTAAGTTGTAAGTGAAAACTTTGTCCTTGTCGGGTAAGTCCCACTCCATATACAATACAAACATTTCAAGCGAACGAGAAGCACATATTGCATAAAAGTCATCGTATAAATCGGTGTACTCTTTTAGATATATTCTTTCTTGGTCGCTTCTTGGGTTGTAATATTTTTTGATTTTCGATTTTAATACTGGAAGCACTAAACCAACAATGTCTTTGATATACGCTCTTATTTTTGGTTCGCCACTTCTATTTGGTAAAGTTGGTAAATAATAATAGATTTCATCAGTAAGTGTTGCACACATTAATTTTAAAAGGGCAATGATAGGTTCGTCATTGTCGAGGTTATACTTAACAACCCCGTTTGGCGTTTTTTCTTCTTTGCCCTTTTTACATTTAATCAAAAGCAAGAATTGGTCTTTAATTTGGGATTGTTGGCTTTCTAATTCTTCAGTCCCCATTTTATAACACCACCTTTCTATTTCTTGATTATTAATCTTTTAATCGCTTCTTTGATTGTAAAGCCGTTTTCTTTAGCGAACTTTTCAATCACTTTATATGTTTCCAAGTCAATGCGAACTTGCTTGTCTTGAATGTAATCTTTGCCTTTCTTCATAATTATTTTGCCACCTTTTTAGTTTGAGTTTTCTTTTCTTGAATTGGCTTTTCTGCAACTTCTTTTACTTCTTGTTTCTTTTCAACAACTTTAACTTTATTTGCTTCACGCATATAGTAAATGCAATCTTTTGGGTCGTGCATTGGTTCTTTAAAGATTTGTTGCTGATGTGCATTGATTATGTTTTCAAAAACTTCAATTGCTTCTTTTTCATCATTGTAAGTCGCAATCGCAATCCCGTCTTGATAGATTTCATTTCCTTTAAGTGTTACTGCACTTGAACTATAATGTGTTTTGTCTTGGCTAACGATGTATAGCATTTTTTATCTCCTTCATATAATCTTCTAGTTTTTTCTTCATAACTGGGTTTCGAGCCATCGGCTTTAATTCGTTATAAGTGAAACCTAATAAGCGTAAAACATTTATCGCACTATAATTTTTACTTGTGAAATAAAAAGTTACTCCGTATTTTTCACTCATCGTTTGCATTATTTTAACAACTTGCTTTGGGTTCGCCTTACAAACTTTTCCTCTCTTGTAAGATTTAAACTCCCAGTTACCATTTAATATTTCACTAGATGATGTGTTTTCTTCGATTAGAATATATAACTTAATGCCACACTTTTGGGCGAGTATACATTCGTTTCTAAAGCGTTCGTGGTCGTGAATAAGGTTGTTTGTGATTTCGCTCATATCTTGCTTGATGTCGACACTCACATTCCCTTTACTCGCTAATATATAGTCGCCTACAACGTTTTTTGTCTTAACGACTTCAAACCCTAGTTGCTCAAAGTCCACTAGCAAATTATTATGCTTATCGATTTTTTCTCTTGTATCTTGCAAAATTACTGGCATTAGCAAATATTCCTTTCTAACGTTATCTTAAAAGTTTCGTTTACTTTTGTCAACGTTAAAAAGAAAAAGAGGCATTTAATCGCCTCTTGTTTTTTCTTTAATGGCGTGAGTGATAGGACTTGAACCTACACACCGATTGCTCGATTACTTATAGTTTAGCAAACTACTGCCTTACCATTAGGCTTACACCCACATTTTAAAGGGGAAGTCCCCCTTTTTTTAGAATGGCAAATCTACATCATTGTTGTTTAATAAATCATTTGCTGATTGATTTGCTGTAACTGGTTGATTTTGTGTTGCCGAACTTGTTGATGAGTTCTTCTTTCCTACAAAGAACCATTCTTGAATGATAATTTCAACTCTTGATACTTGAGTGCCGTCTTTTGCTTGGTACTTACGTTGATTAAGAGTTCCTCTAACGGAAATTAAATCGCCTTTCTTGTTATAAGTGCATAGCGCTTCAGCACTTTTGCCCCATACAACACATTCGACAAATGATGATGTTTTATCTTTGTCATTGTTGTCGATGGCTAAAGAAATGCAAGCAAATGATGTTCCAGTGTTTGCTTTTCTTAATTCGGGGTCTTTAACCAATCTTCCTTCTAATAAAACTACATTTAGCATTTTTTATTCTCCTTTCGCTTATAGTTCTTCTTGTGTTTCTTTCAAACGATAATTTTTATTTGGGTCTTTTTTTACGTTGATAAAATATTTGTGATTACATCTTTCGACAATTCTTCCGTAAATCGCTTCATCAATTTTCGCAAGGTCGTTTAGTGTAAGTTCGCTAGAAATGAGCGTTACTTTATGCTTTCTATATCGACTATCAATAATCGCTTTTGCAAAATCAATTTCGCTATCAGTGATTTTTTCGGGGTGTCTAAATAAGTCGTCAATGTATAAGAGGTCAACATTTTGGTAGCCTTCAATAATTTTTTGCTTTTCGGCTTGGTCGTATTTAAACGCTATGTTGCGCCAATCGGTGTCCCAGTTAATATAATCGACTGAAATATTGTTATACCTTGAGTTAAGCAAGTAGACCACTAAAGCCATTTTACTTGTTTTACCAATACCAGTTTGACCACCGAACCAAAACCAAGATGGTGTTTCTTGCTTTAGATAGTCCGTTAACTTTAGTTTTACAACTTTCTCCCATTCTTCATCTTCGGGTAAGTTTTCAATTCTTCCATTAAATCTCTTAACACCATCGTATAAATCTAGTTCTAACATTCTTGCTCTATTCATTCTCACATTGTAGCAAGTGCATTTTTTAAGTCCCATCACGCCCATATCGTTGATATATGCGATGTAACCTTTATCTTTGCACTTTGGGCAATGGCAAAACCAGCAATCTTCTTTTAAATTGTTATACTGCTCAACATTGATTTCAGCAATAGACTTATTCTTTTCTTCAAGGTTTTCTTGTAGCCTTGTTATTGTTTGTGGTAGTTCAATTTCCATAGTTTTAAATCTCCTCTAATAGTCTTGGTTGTTTAGATGTTGTTTCACTTGGTACATCGATTTCATCATTCCATCTTTCGCCGTTTAACCAAGTAAGTGGCATAGGAATGAATTGCTTGTTTTGCCAAGTAGGATTGTATTTAATATTTTTTTCAATAGCCTTAACCATTGTATCGACTAATTCATTAGTAACATTGTGCTTTTTTGCTTGAAACCATTGTAAGCATTTTTTCTTACCATCTTTTCTAGGGTATGTAGTCCAAAAACAATTAAATAGTTTGTCGATTTGGTCTAAATCTAGTCCATTTTTAGACTCATTTGAGTCGAAATTTGGACAAGTACGAATATCTTTAGATATGAGTACTATATTATTATCTATTTCTTTTTCTTTATCTAGTATGCCGATAGTCGTATGTGAGTCGTACGACTCTTTATTTTGACTAATTAATTCTCTTTGTTTTTCACGTTGAATTGCTCTATATTTTCGGTCATATTCTTTCTTTTTTTCATAAGCATCTAATTGTTGATGTTTTTCCCAGTTTGGAATAGTGATAACTCCGTTTATTCTTTCAATCATTTCAAATTGCTCAAAGACATCAAGTGCCATTCTTACAGATGTTGTAGGCATACGCAAGATGGAAGCGAGCATTTCGTCAGTGTATGCAATTTTATCGTTTAGAATAAAAACTCCATTGTTGTTTTGTTTTCCAGCAAGACATAATAATTTAAACCAGCAAGTGATAATTTCGTACTTGTTAGGCATTGCTTCGATGAGAAGTATCTTTTCGTCATCGAAAATATTTGTGTTAATTTTAATCCATTTTACTTCTGCCATTTTTAATACCTCTTTTTTTAAACAAAAGGCTACTCCTACATTGCCGAGATGTAAGGGTAGCCCTATATTGTAATTGCTAATTTATCGTTGATAGTTCTCTCGGCATAAACTAACAACTACGAGTATATATTATCACACGCATACGTTGATTTCAATACTCAATCGACAATTTTATAATTTTGTAAGTCTTTCATTTAATTCTTCAACACTTTCGCTTGAAATAGATGTAGTGGTTGGCGTTGCAACTTCGTCTTTTTCTCCAAAAGTCATCTTTTCGTAGAACTCGATGTCTTTTTCAAGCGTTGCTTCCGTTGGTTCTTCATTTGAAACAAATCGCATAACCTTGACATCGCCACTATATAAATTGCAAATCCAATGGTCGCTTACACATAAATTGCCATTGTACTCGACACCTTTTTGGCGAAACTCAATGATTTCTTTGTAATTTCCTTTTGCGTATTGCTTTGAGCCACCAATATTGTTGTAATCAATCATAATTTTTTCTCCTTTTCATTATTTTACATTTTGTTTCGTAAGATTTTCAATTTCTTTCACACTTATGAGATTTTTTCCACCGATTTTCACAGCGTTGATGACACCTTTTTTGATGTATCTAAAGAAAGTTCGCTCACTAATGCGTAAAATTGCTTTAACTTCTTCTTTTGTGTAGTATTGTTTAGACATTTTAATCTCCTTTGCTTGACAAATGAGTGAGTAGCATAAAATCGTTAATTGCTCCATCTTCATCACTACCATAACAAACTTCTTCTTCTTTGCCGTTGATAAACACTAATCTTATTGAGTAGAAAATGGTAACTTCTTCTTTGCCCACACCTAATAAAGGCTCTCTTTTAATTTCAGCGTACTGAACTTGCCTTAAATCAATTATATGGCATTTTCTTAAAATTACTTTCATAAGCACCTCTATTTAATAAATCTAACCGAGCCGTCACTCTTGACTTCGGCTAATTTTGCGATATTTGATAGGTTTAAGCCTTTTACAAAGAGTTTCTTTGAAGAATGGGCTAATTCTACATAAGTAACGAAAACGTCGCTGTAAGTTAGTTTTCTTATAATTTCTAAAGTTGCATTATCTAGTTGATAAAGCGCCTTGTCGTTGTAGTTCTTGTTTTTTCTACAAATATCTTGGACGAGTTCGGTCTTGTACGAAACTCTCGCTGTGTAAATTGTTGTTGTATTCTTTTTATCATTTCTTTCAATAATCATCGCTTAACATCTCCTTAAAATTATCTTTCATTTGGGGTCATTGGTTCAAACTTGCAGTTGTCGTATTGGTCAACAATGCGAATATCTAACTCGCCTTTTTGATTAGGAACGATTAGTTGGATTTCTTGATTGTTAATTTCATCTTTAACTAGGCTTTTTGAATATTCCCCGATAGTGCCTTCAAACCATACTTTTGGCTTGAGTAAATTGCTATAAATCGTAATTTTTAGTGATTTATGCTTAATGTGGTCAATAAACTCTCTTACTTTCATCTTAAAATCTCCTTTTTAATATTTTTTTACATTTGATGATTTCCTTTGATAAACTCTGTCAAATACATCAATTCATCGAAATATAAGTCAGTCCAACTTTCGTATTGGCTGTGAACTTCGCCCGAAACTCTCTTTAAAATCTTTAGAGTGCCTTTATCGTGATTGGCTTTCAAGGTTTTTAAGAACACTTGCAACTCTTTTTGATTTCTTGCGAAGATGTAAATTGGTCTTATTTCGCCATCGACTTCCATTTTTAGAAGTGAACTATCAATTTCGTAATTGAACCCTTTAAACTTAACCGACATATCTTCTTAACTTGTCCTTTCTTTTTAATTCGTTGAACTTGACTTGGTGTTCATATCTTCTAAATGAAGCCTCTTGTCGTGCTTTTGCTTTTGCTATCTCATTCTCTTTTAGAAACGCTTGGTACTTTTCACAAACTGAATGGCAACCAAGTTTTCGATTAGGGCAATGATAACAACAATTTGTTTCCATAGTTTTTTCTCCTTTCTTGCACATCTCGTGCCTTGCACCTATATACTATGTCAAACTATGCCACGTGTCAATAGGAAAAATGCAATTTTTTTAGATTTTTAGAAAGTTTGTATAGTTTTTAAAGAGAAATTGTAGAACTTTTGTATAGTAAATGTAGAAAAAATGTATATAAAGAAAAAAATCAGTGGTTGAATGCACTGACTTCATAAAAAAAGCAACTCCGTTTATTTTAGCCATTATCTACAATAAGAATAAGCAACACTTAATTTGTAAAGGAAGTTTGTGGAAATCAATAGATGAATATTACGATATGTGTTTGGAGTTGCCGTACGCTTAATAGAGCGATAACTCTAGCAATTATGTGTTTCAGCCCGTGATAACTAGGTTGCCTTGCTAGTAGCACCTTGTAATTTCATTTTAGCCCGTTTGCCGATTTTGTCAATATAGAAATTAAAAAAGACACTTGGTTTTTCCAAGCGCCTTTATTGTGCCGTATTAATTATTATTTTATGATTTAGAGGGTGGCACGATTTAAAAAAGAGATGTTTAAACAATGTACAAACATTTAGAAATGGTTAAGGGACTATGGACAAACCTTAACCTTGATTTTAGTATAATCGCTTTCGCCACGTTTGTAAAGCCCTATTTTTCGTTTTTTAGAACAGCCCTTATATATTTGCACTCGCTATGTATATTAGTATATCTAATTCGCACCTATATTTATTTCTATCACTTACTATGTATGTATACCAGTATATAAAAATCGCCTATATATTTATACCACTATGTATGTGTATATTTATATACCCTTGCTATGTATATTATTCTAGTCTATAATCGCTTACTACTTTATGTGTATTTATTATTTAGTATATATTCAATCACTTACTATACTATTATCTAACCCTCATTTTTCTCTCGTTTTCTTTCTCTAGGTGTGATGATGTAACCCCCACGCAATATGGCAAACCCTTATTTTTTGGCTGGGGTATAGGGTAAAACCCCTATTTTTAGGCGTTTTATAGTGTTCAATAAACGAACATATAATAAACGAGCCAAAACCTAACTATTAAAAAGCGCATTTTTAGACCATTTAAGCAACGTTTTTTAATCCCCTCTATAAATACCTCATAAAAGCCCTTAATTGTTATATAATAACCTAAAAACAAGTAAATAAATACATATACTACATAGATAACTAATACAATAACTATATACCCAGCGCTTTATATACTTAAAATAGTTAGTATGCTAACTAATTATATTATATGAGTTAGTCGTTGCTAACTTTTTGATGTGTGGAGTTTATGAAAACCGATGAAAAAATTTTTTGTAAGTTTTCAAGCATTTACATTTTTGAGTTACAATTCTTTCATTTTTACATTTTATAAAGCATTTACTTACAAAAGCCGTTTAAGGCACAAAAAATGATTTTAGGTATATTATATCAAGGAACGAAAAAACGCCTCGCAAAACGCCTAATTTTAAATCACGATGCAAAACGTGTAACATTGTAACATTTTTGATTTTTTAGCCGAACACTTGGAATAGTTAGCCGTTGCTAACTCTATATTATTATAATAAAGATTTATATATACGCTTAATTGTTACAAAACGTACAAAAAGTATCTTTTTTTCTGATTTTAAAAAAAACGCTTGCAAATGCTTTTTAAAGTGATAATATAGTTAGTGTCAAGAGGTTGACAACCTCCCGACAATATTCAATCGAAAGCGCTGAACATCAGCGAGAGGCGAACGGCTCACGGCTGAACGCTTAAAAAAATGTAGGCTAGAGAGGAACTTGAGAAAGTCGAAAGACTTTCAATCATTACTAACACACTCGGCCGCTGTTCTTTGAAAATTAGATTGTGTAACCTGATAAAAAAGACACTAAAAAAAGTTATGGGATTTTTTAAAGTCTTTTGTTGAGTAGTAGGACGTTGACAATCGGCTTCCAACAGGTCGCCCGAATAGTGACAGCAACGATAAAAGAAATACCTACATAATATTAATTATTTGATATAGTGAAAATCCTCAAAGGTAGTGACAATCGGTAGTTGAAAAAAGCCTTAAAATGTAGCGATGGGCGTTAAAAAAGTTATGGGATTTTTTAAAGCCTTTAGTATAAAAATGTGGTTTTGTAGGCTCTCAAGGTTTTAGA